TTAAATGCGCTGGTTATTTGATATAGGTAAAATGCTTGTAAAGAGTTTTTCGTCATATAGTGCGTACTCAGGTATGTAATCACCATTGCTTTTACCTGTTTGGAAGATAGAGGGGTCCTTGTCGATTAAAACATATAACTCAATGAGAATATTTCTTAGTCCCCAAAGCATTTGCTTTAGTTGTTTTTCATCATTGAATGAGATGCTTATGGCTTCCGTATCTGGTTTTGGATGTTCAAGAATTATTGAGAAAAGATGTTCTTGGTATTTATAATCAATTCCAAGTAGTCTGCAAAGTTGAATTATGTTTGATTCTATGAGTTGTAGGCTAACTAATTGGTTGTCATGATTTTTGTTGTTGGACTTAAGCGATTTGTTTATGTTGTTATAATGATTTATTGTTTTTCGAATAAAATCTTCTTCGACAGCGGTGCTATAGCCATTATCAATGGAAGATGATTTGAAAATATTTTTATAAAGAGTGTACGGATGAACTACAGATAGTTCAATACTGTCTATATCACTAGTTTCTTTATTTAATCTTGATAATTTAAATGTTGGTAGTGTTTGGAATATATCAGCGAAGCTTTTCAGATGTGAGTAATATGAATCAGTGGTGTTTTTTTCAATAACAAGATTAATTTGCTTTTGTGTTTTTTCTATTTGGTTCTCTGTTTGTGTGGTTCTATGTATATTGTTGACGATTGCTGCAAGAGGTACCGAAGAAGCTAAAATAAATAATGGCAATTTAGAGATGTCAAGAAAGTGATTAAAACCGTCTGATGTGAAATTTAAATCGTGGCCTTTCCAAGCCCAGAGGCCATACAAAACAAACATTTTTAACGGTACGATAATAGATGCTATAAATAATGGTTGTTTTAATAGATTTTTCTCATTTAGTTTAAGCCAATTGAAGCAATAGAACATAAGTATCAATCCAAGTATATAAGCTACACTAAAGAAGATAAAAACTCTTGGACGATTAGTGTATATCAATGCTAAGGCAATTAAGATAGTAATGATTGCGTAGGTAATGATTAATGTGAGCTTTTTTTTCATTCTATTAAACCAAATTATGTAAAGGATTTTTTGTAACAGCATCTTCTAGATGGTCTGGAGAAAAGTGTGCGTAAACCATCGTCATTTTTATATCGGCATGGCCCAATATTTCTTTAAGGACAAGAATATTCCCGCCATTCATCATAAAATGACTGGCGAATGTATGACGCAGCACGTGGGTGCATTGGCCCTCTGGTAGCTCGATGCCTGCTCGCTTTACTGCTCGTTCAAAGGCTTTTCTGCACGGTGTGAATAGTTTCCCTCTGTTCTTGGGGAGTTCATCATACAGATTTTGAGATATCGGCACGGTACGATTTTTCTTACCTTTTGTCTTGGTATAGGTGATCCGGTATTTTGATAACTGATGGCCCTGCAAGTTTTCTGCTTCACTCCATCGCGCACCAGTAGCCAGGCATATTTTTGCAATCATTGGTAGGCTAGTGTTTTGAGATTCGGCGCAGGCATTAAGCAGGCGTTTGATTTCGTCCGTGGAAAGAAAAGCCAATTCACCTTCAGCAATTTTGAAGGTTGGAAGCCCTGCCAGCGGGTTTGGTGCGGACCAGTGCCCTAGTTTTTTCAATGTACCGAACACCGATGACAGGTTACGCTGCTCAAGATTAACTGTGCGAGGTTTAACGGGTGACATGAACGAGCCGTCTTCATTTTGGACCTCCCCCTTTAATCTGGCTTCCCGATATTTTGTGAAATCACCTGCTGTCAGCTCAGAGGCGATGGGATCGCCTAGACCATTACAGATAATTCTAAGTTTCGCCATCAGGCGTTTGGGGTCTGCGAGTGTTTGACCATATAGGGAATACCACTGCTCAATCACTTCTGATAATCGCCGCCGATCTTCCTTCTCACCAAGCCATGGCTTTTTGTTTACTTCGTCCATGGTGAAGCTTTCAAATGCAATGGCTTCGCCTTTGGTAGCAAATTGCTTACGCACGCGCTTACCATTGCGTCCATTGGGATAGCACTCACACAACCATTTTCCGTTCGGCTGTTTTCTGATGGTCATAAGTTAGAGGTTCTTGATTACTTTGACTGCACGTCCTACGACTTCCACATCATCTACAGAACATTCAAATGAAGTGTCATCTTGGTTAACTACTATTTTGTTTCCGGGTATGCGCGCAATTTTGACGATGCTTTTAACTCCGTCCATATCGACTAACCAGAAGCCATTACTGACTTGTTTAACGGACGTATCCACTACAAAGCTATTATTAGCTGTTTTAACAAATAAAGCGTTGGATGAGTCACCATCGAGCAGGCTGCTATCAAGAAGAATTTCATCACTTGCCTGCAGTTCGCCGTTCTTCAGTTCAACACGTTTGATGCTAGGAGCAACGATCTTAGAAAGTGGTCTTACAGTGACGGGAGGTTCATTTTTGAGATTTATTTCTTCGTTCTCACACGCATACATATCTCCTTGACCAGTAGCCAGCCATAGAAGAGAAGCTCCTGTTTCAAGGGCACATTGAATTACCCATTCGGCAGGAAAGCTATCCCTTAAGTATCTGTTAGCCATAGTGCTTTTGGATACCTCCAGATGTTCGCAGAGCTGCTGTCGTGAGCTGAAATTGTAAGCCTTAATAAGCCTGTTAATTGCATCGCGCCCACCACTATCATTTCCCGCCTTGATCAAACTCATAATCAAACCCCTTGACGTATATAAAAAGTGATCCTAATATCCATTTATGGTTTGAAAAGCAAAACCAAACCACATAAAACAAGATAAAACGAAACCAAACTAAGAGATACTGCACTATGAGTACTGATATTTCAATTCGTGTACCAAAAGAGATGGCTACGCCTGCAGAGTTCGCGGAATGGGAAGGTATCTCCCGCGGCTCCGTGTATCAAAAAATTCACCATGGTCAGCTTGCTAAATACATGGTCAAGAAAGAAAAAAACAAAGGCCGCGTAAGCCTGCGTTATTTAATGTACAAAACCGATCAGGTCCGTGAATCCCTCGGTCATTCCAACTTCCGCGTCATTGTTGGTAAGTAAGTTCAATTATGAGAACTTTCTAAGGGGGTAGCATGTTTGATTATAAGATTTCCAAACACCCGCATTTTGATGAAGCCTGTAGAGCTTTTGCACTTCGTCACAATATGGCGAAGCTGGCAGAACGTGCAGGAATGAATGTCCAGACTCTGCGAAACAAACTCAACCCAGATCAACCGCATCAGCTCAATGCGCCAGAAATCTGGCTGCTTACCGATCTGACTGAAGATTCAACGCTGATAGATGGTTTTCTGGCACAGATTCACTGCCTGCCATGTGTACCGATTAATGAGGTAGCAAAAGAGAAACTGCCGCATTACGTCATGAGTGCAACCGCAGAGATCGGGCGTGTTGCTGCAGGTGCGGTATCTGGCAATGTAAAAACCAGTGCAGGTCGTCGTGATGCTATCAGCAGCATTAACTCTGTAACACGACTGATGGCGCTGGCTGCTGTTTCATTGCAGGCTCGTTTACAGGCTAACCCGGCGATGGCGAGTGCAGTTGATACCATGACTGGCCTTGGTGCTTCATTCGGTTTGCTGTGAGGTGCTTATGCTTACGAAAGAACCATCATTTGCATCGCTGCTGGTTAAACAAAGCCCGGCAATGCACTACGGTCACGGCTGGATCATGGGTGAGGATGGTAAACGCTGGCATCCGTGCCGTTCACAGGATGAATTGCTGGCAGAACTATCTACGAAAAAACGGGGGAACAAATGGCTATTGAAGGCGCTGCGGCGACTGTTCCATTAAGCCCCGGTCAACGCCTGAATGGACTTAATCACATTGCGGAGTTAAGGGCGAAAGTTTTTGGTCTGAATATTGAGTCAGAGCTTGAGCGGTTTATTAAAGATATGCGTGATCCACGCGATAATAATAGCGAACAAAATAAACGGGCACTGGCTGCCATATTCTTTATGGCAAAAATTCCAGCTGAACGTCATAGCATCAGCATTAATGAGCTGACCACTGACGAAAAGCGGGAGTTGATTAAAGCAATGAATCATTTTCGTGCAGTAGTGAGCTTATTCCCCAGACGGCTAACCATGCCGAATTAACCAACTAATGAAATTCATGGCGTAAACCCGCCGGGTATCCTTTTAGCTAAATTCAGGAGAATTGATTATGCGTAATATTGAAACCCTCACGACTAAAACCGGACCGGATGATGCAGGGCTTAATATTTTACTGACAGAGGCTCGTCTGGAAGAACGCCGGGCAAGAGCTGAAGCAATGGCAGCTCGCCTTGATAGCCTTGCGTGCCATATCACATCCCGCCAGCTAAACCACGTTGAAGCGGCTGAACTGCTGCGTGTGGCAGCTGAAGCAATCCAGAACGAAGCGCAGGAGATCCACTAATGGCTGATGCAATGGATCTCGTACAGCAGCGCGTTGAAGAAGAACGCCAGCGCCATATCCGT